GATGGTGCAGTTACTCGCGGTACACATTAATTCTAAGAACTAGCTAAACTCAATATATAGAACTAAGGAGCTAAATTGAAAAGATTAACTATTGACGCAATTAAAGACTTACCTAATGTTCCAACTAAAGTGTATGACATTAAAGAATGGAATGTATCTATTGAGTTGCAAGGAATTAGTAAAGCTAAACAAATTGAATTAGGTAGAATTATTGACGGCGAAGATACTGACGCTTTTGATTATCAAAAAGAATTATTAAAAGCCTGTATCGTTGATCCTGTTTTAACTGACGAGGATATTCAAGAACTTTACAACAAAGATAGTAAAATTATAGATAATATATTTTTAGAAATAAATACTCTTAATGGAATTGGAGGCTCTGCGACAGCAGACCAATTTCAAGACTAATCACGACTTAGCTTTTCAACACAGATTAGCTAGAGACTTAGGCATGACTGTTGCCGAATTAACGACTACAATGAGTTCATTAGAATATAATAATTGGATAGCTTATTATATTTGGGAAAAGAAAATGAATGATGAAAACGTAGCAATGGCTCAAGCAGAAGCTAATAAAAGGAATAAATAATGGCTAATAGTGATATTGTCTTAAATATAGTTACAAAAGGGGCTCAACTTGCTAAACAGCAATTAGGTGGTCTTGGTAATGCTTCTAAAGGCTCTGCTAATAATTTAGCTCAATTATCCAAATTCGCAAAAATAGCTGGCGTTGCTGTTGGTGTAGCTTTAGCAAAAGGTGTTTCAGTAGCAGTTAAAGAATTTATAGCTTTTGAAGACGCTATGACTCAATCTTTAGCCATTATGAAAACCACAGTTGATCAACAGGAAGATATGATAAGGGCAACTCAAGAAGTTGCTATGGCTACAAGAATAGGAACTAAAGACAGCGCCGAAGCATATTTCTTCTTAGCTTCAGCAGGTTTAGACGCAGAACAATCAATAGCAGCTTTACCACAAGTAGCAAGATTCGCTCAAGCAGGTATGTTTGATATGGCTACTGCAACAGATTTAGCAACAGACGCACAATCAGCTTTAGGATTAACAGTACAAGACGCAGAAACCAACTTGGCTAACTTAACAAGAGTTACTGATGTTTTAGTAAAAGGTAATACATTAGCAAACGCTTCAGTCCAACAATTCTCAGAAGCATTAACTACAAAAGCAGGTGCAGCTTTGAAAGTTGTAAACAAAGATATAGAAGAGGGTGTTGCAGTTTTAGCTGTATTCGCAGATAGAGGTGTTAAAGGCGCTGAAGCAGGAGATAAATTAAACCAAGTCTTAAGAGATATACCTAGAGCAACTGCTAAAAATAGACAAGAATTTGAAGCTCTTGGATTAAATATGTTTGATACAGCAGGGAACATGAAGAACGTAGCAGACATTATTGAAGAATTAGACGCTGTATTAGGCCCTATGTCCGATGAGATGAAAGCAGCTACTTTAGACCAATTAGGTTTAAATCGTGGTGTAGCAGACGCAGTTAAGATTTTAAGTGGAAGCACTCAACAAATAAGGGAATATGAAGCAGCTTTGAGAGATAGCGCAGGAACAACACAAGAAATAGCTGATAATCAAATGAAATCACTACAAGCAGAGCTTGATATTGTTAGTAACAAATGGGATATTTTCTTACAGTTAGTAGGTAAAGACTTTGAAGGTGCAGCCAGAGGAACTGTTGGTTGGTTGGATAAAATATTAAGCAGATTAATAGAAATAAAACAAGCTCAACAAGAGGAAAATGAGGAAACAGAAAACTCTGTATGGAGATATAGAAATAAGATCCAGGTTATATCTGGGGTAAACGTAGTTTATAAAGAAATGTATAGAGTAACAAAAGACTTAGAAAAATCTCATGATGACGAAAGGGACGCAGTAGAGGCTTACATAGCAGGATTAGAAGATTTAAGACAAACAACTGAAGAAGTAGAAGAAGCTACTAGAAAAGCAACAGAAGCTGAACAAGAAGCAGCCGAAGAAAGACGCCAACACGGGTTAGTAGGTTTACAAGCTATGCAAAGTGCATACCAAGATTTAAACGCTATTTACAAAAGACATAACGCTTTAAAAGATGATGAAATTGAAGCTGAAAAGAAACTTTCTAAAATGAGAAGAAAAGAAGAAGATGTAGCTAATGAATTAGAAATAGCTAAACAAAAAGCTAATGATTTAGCTGAACATGGAACTGAAGTAACAAACGAAGAAAATCTTGCAATAAAAAGACAAGAGCAAAGAATTCAAGAATTAATAGCAATAGAAGATAAAGATGAAATACAAAAACTTGAATTAGCAGTAGCACAAGAAAGATTAAATGAATTAAGAGAAGATTCTATTGCACGATCAAGAGAAAGCGTTCAGGCTGAAGAAGAAGTTTTACGTTTAGAAAAAGAACTAATAGAAGCAGAACAAAGAAGAATAGAAGCTCAAAGTGATTTAACAGACGCAACTAAAGAATATAATGACGCAACGGCTAAAACGCCAGAAAATTTATTAGAAATTGCTATTGCTAAAAAACAATTAGATGACGCTATTGCAGATACAAAGGCTATGAATAGTTTTAATGAAGGTATAGCTCAAATGATTAAATTTGCAGGTGGTAGATTAAGCGACTTAAGAAATCATTTTAATAACATAATGGGTATGTCTGGTTACAGGGCTGATATGGTTGCAGATACTTCTGGTGGTGGTAGCACAGGTGGATCTATTGGTTTTGATGAAACAGGCGTAGAAGATGTTTCAAGTCCTTTATCTGGCGGTGGCGGTCCTAGTAGCAGAATAGCAAGTTTGGCTGATTTACAAGCTGGTAGAGTAAATAATAATAATATAGTAGTAAATGTTGGTGGTGCTTTATCAAGCAGTGATGAAATCTCTACTGCTGTTGCAAGTGCTATGATACAAGCTCAAAGGCGTGGTATTAAGGTACTTATCTAATGCCAGTAGCGTTTGATAGTGATGTAAATTTAACAGTTGAAATTGGTTTTGATAGTGAGCCTTTTGACTCTTCAATAACTTTCACAGATGTTTCTAGTTATGTGAGAGGGATTAATATAAGACGAGGAAGAAGTAATGAATTAGGCCAATTTGTTGCTGGATCGTGTGAATTGCTTTTAAGTAACGCAGATAATAGATTTAATCCAACTCAAACTACTCATTATTACGACAGCGCAAATGCAAGAACTAAAATTCAACCATTAAAGCCTGTAAGAGTTAAAGCAACTTATGACAGCAGTAATTATGATTTGTATTATGGCTTTTTAGATCAAATACCTGTTAGTTATCCTGCTTTAGGTGCAGACAGCGTTGTAACTTTTAGAGCTGTGGACGCTTTTAAAATATTTCAAAGTCAAACAATTCAATCAGTAGGGTGGAAAATGGGGCAAGTAGGATTTTCAGAATTAGGCGTATCAACAAGATTAGGATATGCAGATTCTGCTGAATTAAGTTCTGAAAGAGTTATAAGATTATTAAATTCTATTGGTTTTCCTAGTTCTTTAAGAGATGTAAATACAGGGACCTTAAACATTCAACAACAAGCTTTAACTACAAATCTTTTAACTGCTATGAGAGAATGTGAAACAGCAGAAAATGCTCAATTTTTTATGGCACCTGACGGTAAAGCTACCTTTAGAAATAGAAATTATAAATTATCAAACGCTAAAGCTACTGATGTGCAAGCTACTTTTGATAATTCTGGTAGCAATTTACCATATACTGACGTTGTTACTTCTTTTGACACCAACGAAGTATTAAATGTTTATGAATGGACACGAACAGGAGGAAACGCTCAATATGTAGCTGACGCCGATAGTGTAAGCAGATATACTGCTAAAACTTCTACCGAAACCACTAAAAACACTTCTGACGCTAATGTTAAGTCAATTATTGAACAAAAATTAAGCGAAACAGCATTACCTATTGAAAGAATAGATACTTTAACTATAAATCCAAGAGATGATGTAACACTTTGGCCTAAAGTATTAGGTTTAGGCTTTGGTGATAGAGTAAAAGTAAACGTAACTAATCCAAATGGTTCAACTTTTTCAGATGAAGTTTGGATAGAGAGCATTGATCACTCAATTAGAAGTGGAAATCAAACTTGGCAATATACAATTTCTTTAAGCCCTGCTGGATCTTCTGGTTGGGTTATGGGCCAAGCAAAAATTGGCGAAGGTACTCGTTTCGCTTATACTTAGTGCTATGATTATAGAAACAACAATTTTAAGGAATAAACATGCCAAGTGGATTTAAAGTCTGGACAACAGGAGATTTAGTATCAGCTTCTGATTTTAATAATTACGTTCAAGAGCAAGTAATAATGACTTTCGCAGATAGCTCTGCTAGAGGCTCTGCAATAAGTTCGCCAGAAGAGGGAATGTTCGCTTATTTAAAAGATACTAATACATTAACCTATTACGACGGCTCAAGTTGGGCTTCTTATATTGGTGACGGCGATATTACTGGCGTAACAATTACAACTAATGCAACAGGTGGCTTATCTGGTGGTGCGACTGCTACTTCAGGTGCGTTTAGTTCAACTTTAACATTTACACCTAATGGTTTAGCTGCAGGCGCTGTAAATGTTGGTGCAGATAGTTTTGTTATTATTGACGCAGATGATAGTAATAATCCAAAAAAAGAAAGTATAGCAGACTTGGCAACAGCTATGGCTGGAACAAATTTAACAGCTTCTAGTGGTACTTTAAATGCGGCTGCAGGTGCTAGTGTTGGATTAATATTGGCTTTAGGATAGAGAGGAAATAATATATGGCAGAGACATATAAAAACGCAAGGTTAGCAATCACAAGCTCTGAGCAGACTTTATATACTTGTTCAGCTTCTGGGGCGATAGCAGTACTTGTATCTTTACGAGTAACTAATATTGACGGAAGCGCAGATGATACTGTTACTGTTGTGATACGTGATTCTTCAGCTACTGCTGATACACAAGTTGCAAGCACAATAACTGTTCCAGCAGACTCAACATTGTCTATTACTGGATCAGATAAAATGTTCTTAGAAAATGGCGACAGTATAAAGATAACAGGTGGAGCTGCTTCGGGCGATTTAATTGCTTTCGCAAGTATATTAGAGATAACATAAGGGGTAAGTTATGGCTTACTCTTATTCAGGGGTTTTTCCAAATCAACAATTAAAAAATAGTGGTGTATTCACAGTTGCTGACGCTTTAAATCTTCAAGCTGTTGGCGAATGGGGTGGCTCATTAGAGCTCATACAAAGCCAAACTCTTAGTGGCGCTACTGCTTGTAATTTTACTGCTATTAAAGGATCAAAGTATGATGTTCACTTTTTAAGTATTTCAAATTTTTCTATGGACAGCAGTAGTTCAAATGAGAAATTTAATTTAAGATTTTCTAATGACGGTGGTAGCTCTTGGGAAAGTTCTAGTTATTCTTATGCTTTAACCTATGGGGAAACAGACGGTACTTTTGGAGAAATAAGAAGCACATCAGACGGTGCTTATGAGAATTTTATGTTTAGCGCTTCAACTAGCTCTAGTTGTAATTCTTATGTTTATTTATATTCTTTAAATGATTCTTCTAAACATAGTTTTGTTACATCTCATAGTTCAAATTTTTCAAGTTCAAGTGTTCAAAGTTTTATTTTTGGTGGTGGATCCT